TGGAGACGAAAGGACTGAGCAAGGAAGACTTCCTTGACGGCCTGCGTGGCGATTCTCTGGACGCTGCAACCAAGGCCCTTGAGCAGGAGCTTGTCGATTTTTTCCCCCAGCGCCTCCGCAAGATGATCGCGCTTCTCGCGTCCAAGATGGACGAGGTTCAAAACGAGATGCTCGGCAGAGCGGAGGCGGGTTTGGAGAAGGCGACGATCGAGAGCCTGGCAGGAGCGTCTGGGACGCCATCTGGGAAGCCGCCGGAATCCTCGGAGTCTACCCAGGAGAGTGGACTTGCAGACAACTCTTCGCCGCTCGCGACAGCCGCCTAGAGCATCAATGGTGGCACACGGCCAACATCCTTGCACAACAGGCCAACATCAACAGAGACAAGGGTACGCCGAAGTCTGACCCGCGAAAACTGAATCCCTACGCAAAGAAGGAAAAGCCACGACAGGCCACGCCGCAGGACATTGAGCGGCTGTTCGGCAAGGACTGGCAGAAACACGTATGAGCGCAGGAGCAGTCAGAGCCGGTGGCGTATTTGTCGAGATCGGTGCCGATCCGAGGAAGTTTTTCTCGGCACTGAACAGGGTCAATAAGTCTCTCGGCAATATGGGCCGCTCGCTCTCCTCGGGTGGAGGCCGGCTCGCAGCTGCTGGCATTGGCATGGCGGCACCGATTGCCGCTGCCGTTCAGCAGGGTGCAGCGTTTGAGTCCACGCTGCTCAACATCAAGGCGAGCACTGGTGCCACTGCTGGAACGCTTGACCAGATCAGAGCGTCTGCAATGCAGATGAGCCAGGCCCTTGGCGTCGGGCCGACTGAGGCTGCACAGGGAATGCTCGAGCTGCTCAAGGCAGGCGTTCCGCTGGAGACTGTTCTCAATGGCGCCGGAACTGCTGCTCTACAATTTGCAAAGGTTGCAGGGCTGGACGGAGCCACTGCAGCCACGGTGATGAGCAAGGCGATGAACGCGTTCGGCGTTGATTCTGTCGTTGCTGCAAACTCAATGAGTTCTGCTGCTGATGCTTCGGCAACGAGCATTGAAGAGATGGCGCAGGCGTTCTCTCAAGCCAGTGCCGTTGCCGCCACTTCAAACATGTCGATTGACGATTTGTCTGCATCGTTGGCGGTGCTTGCCAATAAGGGCATCGTCGGAAGTGACGCAGGCACAAGCGTCAAAACGATGATGCAGAAACTGAAGGTTCCGACAGACGAAGCCGTTGGTGCGCTTGCAAAAATCGGACTGACGTTTGACAGTTTTCGTGGCGCCGACAAGCAGCTTCTTGATACTGCTGGTGTGATCGGAGTGCTTGAAAAGGCGCTCAAAGGCGTTGACGCACAAACTAAGGATGCAGTGCTTGGCAAAGTGTTTGGGTCAGATGCCATCCGTGCCGTAACAATCTTCACGCAAGTAGGCGTTGACGGGTTCAACAGCATGAAGGATGCAATGTCATCCGCTCTGCCTGTCGGCGAGAAATACAAGCTCCTAATGAGCGGCTTGGCTGGCTCGGCAGGCAGCGTGATTGCAGCTTTGCAGCGGATGGCTATCACAGTCTCTGACGCTGTGTCGCCTGCTCTTGCCAGTGTGGTGCCTTTCATCACCGGATTCATTGACGGACTGACTGACTTTGCCAACAAGAACAAAGAGGCTGTTGCTGGTTTTGCAAAGTTTGCCGTTGCTGCCGTCGCGGTTGGCAGTGCAATGGTCGGGCTAGGTGTCTCGCTCCAGGTGACATCGTTTGGCTTTGCAGGAATCGGTAAGGCGGCGATGTTCGCCCTGTCGCCATTGACGATGCTGCTCGGAACGGTCACAGGCGTTGGCAAGAGTTTCACGTTGGCATTGCCGGCGACGATGGCTCTAGGGAAATCTGTTGCTGCTTCAATGCTAGCGGCATCTACGTCTGTCGCATCGTTTGCATCTACTGCTGCCTCTGCGTTGGCCGGATTTGCGGCAACGGGCGTTAGCGCAATGGCTGGCTTTGCCGCTTCATCAGCAACTGCACTGGCAGGATTCGCTACGTCGGGAGTTGCTGGTTTTGTTCGGATCAGCAGCGCGGCATCAAGTGCGGCTGCAGCAATGTTTCCAGTGTTCTTCACGGGATTCAATCGCGGCATCGCAGCCGGTGCCGGATTCTTTTCTGCGACACTTCGAGGTCTCAACGGCGTCGTGATGGCGTCAAGCGCTTTGCGTGGTGCGTTGTTTGCCGTGTCTGGCTCCGGCATGGCTCGTTTTGTTGGCGACATCGTTGGCGGATTGACGCTCACGTATAAGTCGTTCGTCTGGTGGGCTACTGGTGCGTCCGCCAGGCTGGCTCAGTACGCTGTCAATGTCTACATGGCTGCGGCAGCAACAGTCGCAAATGCTGCCCGGATGGGTGCGTCGTGGGTAGCCTCCGCGTTGCCAGGACTTGCGGCATTCGCAACGGCAGCAGCAGGTTTGCTTACGAAATATGTGGGCTCAACTGTTATGGCTGCAGTTGCCAGCGTCACAAACGCTGTCAGGTCTGGTGCTGCATGGGTAGCTTCGGCGCTGCCAGGCGTGTTGGCATTTGTAGGTGGGGCCGTGGCTGGAATTGCGTCGTACCTCGGCGCGGCTGCGATGGCTGTGGCAGGTTCTGTTGCGTCTGCAGCAGCGGTAGCAGCTGCGTGGCTGGCGCCGCTGGCCCCATTTGCCTTGCTGGCTGCTGCTGCTGTTGGTGTTGGTGCGGCAGTTAAACAATTAGCCCCACAGATTTCAGGTGCTTTCTCAAGCGTCTCGGGATACGTCTCAGAGGCCGGAGGTGCTATCTCTGGCGGCTTCTCTACTGCCGTCTCTGACGGCGTCGTCGTCCTCGGCGACTTGGGGAAGACTGCCACGACCACATTCAACGGCGTCTACGAGGCCGTCGCGGCTGGCGATCTTGGCACTGCGATGGACGTGCTGTGGGCCGGGCTTGTCGCTGGCTGGCTTCGTGGCGTTGAGGCTCTGATGAGCTACGTGGACCCGTGGACTGCCGCCTTCCAAGACGTATTTACGGACATCGGCACCGGCATCTACATCGCATGGGACAGCATCTACACCGACTCGGCCGCCGTCCTCAACACAATGGGTGCGTGGATTCTCGGATTCTTTGACAACATCGCCAACGGGGTGATGGCGACGTTTGACAATTTGGTGGCTGCCATCCAGATCGCATGGACTCGCGTGCAGGGATTCATCACGGGAGCCAAGGACACTGAAGAGCGAGTGCAGGCGATCAAGGACGAGAATGCCGCACGGGCCGAGCAGCGGATGCAGGAGAGGCCAGGCGTCAATGCTCGAGCGGACAAGGCGGCTGCCGAGAACGCCAAGCCCGAGGCTGCAAGGATGGACAGAAAGCAGGCCGCCCTAGACGACGCACAGGCGACAAAGGAGGGCAGGCAGGCCACTAACAATCAGAGAGCAGCCGACAGGCGAGCAGCAACCGCTGCGGCCGAAGGCAACCTTGCAAGCGTGACGACCAACGCAAGCGAAGGACGGAAGGATGCAGCAACAGCGGCCGAGCTCCTCAAGTCCCTTGAGACTGCGTCCTCGCTGGACCAGATCACGAACATCGGCGCTAGCATTGACGCTCTGATGCAGAGGGGCAACGTCAGCGGAGAGATGGAATCAAAGCTCCTTGACGCCTACTACGCTGCGTTCTCTCGCGTGAACATTGATTCTGCGTCTGCGTCGCAGAAGGCTGCGGAGGGCGGTGCGAAAGGTGCTGGTTCTGACTCTGCTACCAGCAAGGCCGAGGTGGCCGGCACGTTCTCAGCAAACGTCAACGGCATGGGGTTCGGTTCTTCGCTTGCCGAGCGGCAGCTCAAGACGCTTGAAAGCATTGAAAAGAACACCAGAGGAAGTGGCGAAGAAGGAAAGGTGGCAGCCTAATGGCACTGACGTGGATTGAGGACGGCGACTCTCGCCAGGCCACGATTGTCCGAAAGGGCAAGAAGGCGACGAGCTCCTACACGCGGTCGTTCAAGGTATTCGGCACGACTGACGACGTTGAGCTTCATACAGCCGCAAGCCAAAAGATCATCGACGACGGCTACTGGCAGTACCCTGGTCTGCCTTCAATGCAGCTGCGTGCCGAGCAATACAGCGTCTCGTTCCTTGGCGACAACGCTTGGCAGGTCACGATCCAGTACGAGAAGAACGGCGCAGATGATGGCAATGATCCTCTGAAGCGGTCTCGTTCGTTTGACACGTCTGGCGGTACGCAGCACATCACGCAGGCGTATGGTGAGCTCAAGTACGGCACTGGCCCGGCACAGCAGGGTGCCATAGGCGTGGACTCTAACGGCGTCAACGGAGTTGACATTGTCGTGCCTGCCCTGCAGTGGCAGGAGACGTACGACGTGCCAAACGCATACATCACAAGCGGCTGGATTCGCGGCGTTGCTGGAGTCACTGGCACAACCAACCTCTCGGCGTTTCGTGGCTTTCAGCGTGGCGAGGTGCTGTTCGTTGGCTGCACTGGATCGCAGGAGTGGGACGACGAAAAAGGAAAAGGCCCGTGGAGCCTTGCTTTCCGTTTTGTAGCTTCGCAGAACCAGACAGGGCTATCTGTCGGGAGTATTGGCGGAATCACAAAAGGAGGCCACCAGTACCTCTGGGTGCGGTACGAGGACGCAGTGGATGGCAATGACCTGCTGAAGCGGCCAAAGACTGTCTACGTCAATCAGGTTTACCGTGAGACGGATTTCTCGGTGCTCGGCATAGGAACCTCGTAATGGCACGCCCAGACGGACGCATTGAGCCAGGCCAGCCCCTGCGCGGTGCGATCTCTGCTCGAGCATGGAACCGTGCGCAGGATGCTGCGGATCTGGTGCTCGGTGCATCCGCTGGAACGTCAGGCGTTCCGGGGTCAACAGTCCTCAAGCCGTATACGTGGGCCTATTGCTCATCGTCAGTCAAAGTGGATCGCTGGGGAATCGTTGCAATCAATGGTGTTGCCATGAGCTTGGACAGCACAGCGTTCCAAGACACTCCAGTACTTGCTGGAGGGATGCCGACAGAGGAGACAACCTCCTGGGGCGTGGCTGTTGAGCCGATTGCTGCTGGGGCGATTGGCAGGGTAGCTGTTAGCGGCGTCGTGCAGTGCAGATTTGAGAATCGCTCAGAGTTTCACTCATACGTGAAATGCAAAGCCTCAAACACTGAATTGATGTCAGCTTACAGCGGAGAAGGATTTCCACTGATCAAATCAGGAAGTTGGGCTATTGTCCGTATTGGCCATTCATTTGAGCGTACAACTGTGCTTGCTACGTTTGTGGCTCCGTGGCCTAAAGGATCTTATAAAATAGTTTCGTCTGGCGACAAGACTTTTAATGTCAATAACCCGTTTACGGAAATCAAAGGCACTGGCACTAAGAAATGTGCAATCTCATATCTCAACTACTACGAGAGCAGCTATGAGTGGATTCTAACAGCAGCCGAAACCGAGGCGATTGTTGAGCAAGAAGTGATAACCGGCGTAACGCTTGGATCATCTGGCCTAGTATTCACGAAGGAGACGCTCACTGTCTTTAACAAGAAGACACCGCCGCCGACAGATGTCACAATTTCCACCACTACATGTCCATAATGCCACTCGTCACAAAAAATGGCTCGCTGATCAATAAGAGCGGCAGCTTGGCAGAGGATTGCAGCTGCTGTGTGACTGTCACTACATTGTGCCAATTGGGAAAAAGCATTGCTGTCTCAACTTCTGGCACTGCTTCTGGTTTGTGGTCTATCTCTTTATTCACTTTTCCGTGTCCCGATAATTCATATTCAGTAAGTGCATCAGGTAGTGGAGGCTTATATTTTAGCTACTCGTCGGGCACACCAATTAATTCCAGAAGCATATGCAGCTACAATGGCATGAGTGATAGGTGTGGGTTTGTTGGATCTTACGAATTAGGATCAGCGCAATTGATGGAAATTGTGCTGATGTTTTTTTCAGTTGGAACAAGCGTTAGGTGTGCTGCAGTCGTGCAGGTAAGTGACAAATCGGCGCAAGCTGTTTCTGCATGTCGTAGTGCTGATCCAAAAGTGCCAATTTCGCAAGGAGGTACGGCAACTTACCAAGGATGTAGCGACGTTGTTGGCACTCTTTCTCCGTCTGGTGATGTGCTAGTTGATTTTTCAACTGTGGCTCCGCTCACTCTGAGCGGCGGAGGCAGTCTTCCGGCATCTAGCGGCAGCGTTATGCTGTCCTTTAATCCTCTCCCATGATTGTCTGCAATAAATCTTATCTAGCGTCTCGGTGCCGAGAGCGAGGCTACTCTCTTGCAGAGGTAATGCCGTGCGTCGTCGCGCAAGATGGCGACGACTGGACAATCGACACTGAGCATTATGCGTACCCGCGAGTCTCTCGCCTGCCAGAGAAACAGCAGACAGCGGCACCGCTGGGCCACGGGCCTGGCACTGAGCTATCAAAGCTGTTGAAGCGGTTTGGCATTGAGCCAACACCAACGTGTGCCTGCCGAGCCAAGGCGGCACAAATGGACGCGTGGGGATGCGATGAGTGCGAAAAGCCAGAACGAATTGCCGAGGTGGTTGCCGTCATGCGTGCGGAGGCCGAGGCACGCGGCCTGCCGTTCCTTGACGTTGCAGGCAGGCTGCTTGTGCGTCGTGCGATCAAGAACGCCAGGCGTAACGCTTGACATGCCTGCCAACCTATCGGCATGGGACGCCAGCGATCACAGCCGAAGCCCAAGACGCAGCCGCCTGCGGACCTGTCGCCGTTTGACAGCGACGAGGAAGATGACGACGTGGCCGGGGGCGGAATCCCAGACGATGACGGCTGGATTCACCTTCAGCAAAAGGAGCAGGCCGATGGCACGGAAACGCCACAGCGGAAGTCTCGTCGCCGCCGTGATTGAGTCTCTCCCTCGGAAGGTGCATGGCACTCCTCCGTGGCACGAGCGTGTCGCGCCAGAGCACCAGGCCGAGCTCGAGGAGCTCAGGGCCGCGTGGAAGTCCGGGCAGCTCAAGGTGCCTCGAAACACTGCCGCCCGGTTCATTGCTGCCCAGCTGCGCGAGCGTGGCATCGCAACAGTCGGAACTCAAGGAGTCAACGAATGGCTCGCAAAAGCCTGATCGCCGATGTTGCCGAGTCAATCGACAACTCGCAGCAGCTGGCCGCCGACGCAGAGCTCGCCAGGCTGCGTTCTGAGGTGGCCACGCTGAAGGGGCGGTACAAGTCCGCCCTGGCTCAGATCGACCGGGAGAGGGAGCGTGGTGACGCCCTGGTGCAACTCAAAGGAATCAAGCCTTCTGGCAGTGTGTCGGCCAGCGTCGGCAAGCACAAAAAGCATGACGCGACTATGGTCGTGCTGCTGTCAGACATTCACTGCGAGGAGCGTGTTGATCCTCGGACTGTGAACGGGCTCAACGACTACAGCCTTGACGTATGTCAAAAGCGTCTTGATGAGCTTCACGAACGATTCTTTCGCCTTCTTGACCATGAGCGGCAGTTGGCCCGCATTGACAGAGTAGTCGTCTGGCTTGGAGGTGACCTTCTTAGTGGTCACATTCACGACGACACTGCAGAGCTGGCCCAACTGGCGCCGCTTGCCGCAACACGCTGGATAGGCGAAAGGCTGCGGGCTTTCATTGACGCTGTGTCTGATAGGGCAAGCTCTATCATCGTCGCCACGAACAGCGGAAACCACGGGCGATCCACTGAGAAGCTCAGAATCGGCACAGAGATGGAGCACAGCTTTGAGCAGCACCTCTACCTGACGCTCGCCAGCGAGGAAAAGCGAAAGAATGTGCAGTGGCAGGTTGGCACAGGCTACCTCAATTACGTTGACTTAGACGGCTTCCGTATTCGCTTTCATCACGGCCACGCCATCCGATACGGAGGAGGCGTCGGTGGAATCACGATCCCGACCAACAAAGCTATTGCCGCTTGGGATGCCGTCACTCGAGCAGACCTCACCTGCTTTGGCCATTGGCATCAGTTCCAGTGGTTGCGAGCCGGACGCTACGTCGCAAACGGTAGCGTTATCGGGCATTCGGCATACGCCACACGAATCAAGGCTGCGTATGAGCCTCCGTGTCAGGCGTGCATCGTCATTGACCACGGCCGGAATGAGGTGACGAAGGCGATGCCGATCTACTGCGACAGAGACCTCAGAGCAAAGCGTTGACGCATGGATTACGAATTGACAGACGACTATCTAGCCGACGCACGCCAGCGAGCGTACCGCTACCAAGGGCAGTGGACCGGCACTGCAGGCTCTCTCGCCGCAGACGTTGCACGACTTCTACTTGAAAGGAAAAAGATGCAAGGATTTATTACGGATCTTCAGAACACCAACACGCAGCTGCGGGAGGCCGTGGAGACTCGCTTGGCCGGCAACGCTTCCATGCCGACGCCTGACCAGTTGTTTTCCGGCGGATGCTGCGACGGTGGTAAGTGCCAGCCGGCAGACGACGCACCGGAAGTGTGGAAGGAGATCACGCAGGCCAGCGCCGAGAAATATGCTGCCGACCGTGCCGAGCCCGAGGAGACGGTGCCTGTGGACTGGATTCTGCAGGGGCAGAAAGAAATGGATGCTGCACCGGACGACATCCGCTGGACTGGTGACAGCATCCTTTCCAAGCAGGACGACATCAGGCCAGGCTCGCGGGAGTTTCTTGACGTACTCGACGAGCTCAAGCAGCTGCACCTCAGAAAGACGCTTGACTACGGCATTGACGAGGACGCACTGAGCAACATCCGACAGAGTGCAGATGTCGTGAACATGCCAGCCTGGGCGGGCTGCATCTTGAGGATCTCCGACAAGATGCACAGGCTCAAGGCGTTCTTTCGTAACGGCAGGTGCGAATTTGACGGAGTAGAGGACACGCTCAAGGACATCGCCTGCTATGCGGCGATTGCGTTGGTTCTCCACAGGGAGTCAGACCCGGTCAGGATTGCCACGTAGACCGGCAGACTAGGCGGCATGGCATCAGACCATCCATCCGCCGTCGCCGGCCTCGACGCAAAAGTTATGTCATTCCTGTCCGACGCTCGGCGTACGGCGGCTGACGGTCTGACCTGGCAGGAGTTTGGCGAGCTCATGGTCGCCCTGCTTCGGCTAGCCGTGGAGACGCTTGACCGCGTCAAGTCGTTGTCCGGCCCTGAGAAGAAGGCGATCGCCGTGGCCGCCGTGGCTGCGCTCTTTGACACGACAGCCAGCCGGTGCGTGCCGCTCGTGGCGTATCCAGCGTGGGCAATCCTGCGTCCGGCTTTGCGTGCGTTTGTTCTGGCTCTCGCGGCCGGTGCCGTTGAATCCATGCTCCCAATGGTGAGGTCGTCAACGTGATCACTGCTCTCCTTGTGGCGTTTGCCGTCTACGTCCTCGCTGGCCAGCAGATCACCGAGAGGGTGAAAGCGTGGTATGCCACAGCAAAGATGCCCACGCTCGACGGCAAGCACGTTGCTGTGCTGGCCCTGGTCGTCGCTGCTGCCATCTCGTTCATGCCTCGCAGCTCGAGCACGCCAAAACCTGAGCCGGCACCAGTGCCGCCTGATGCGTTCACGCTGCGTGGCAAGTTCATCGGCGAGCGGGCCGCCGAGGACGCGGCGACTATGTCGGCTCTGTGCGGTGAGCTCGCCGACTGCATTGAGTGGGACGGCTCGCACGATCAGCGTCTGAAGACGGGCGTGGCGTTTGACGACCTGCGGATCGCCGCCCGCGAGATGCGGTGCAAAGGAGAGAGCATCGGCGCTCGCCAGCCACAGGTGAGGGACGCCGTCCATCGGTTCCTTGACGACGCCGTGGGCTCGTCTGGCGGTCCTGTGACGCCCGAGAGCCGGGCGGCGTGGGTCTCTGCACTCCGTGACCTGTCGAGGGCCGCCGCCGATGTCACGCGCTAACCGTTGGTCGGTCTCTGCAGTCGCCTTCGTGATTGTCATGGCGATCCTCGGCGCGCTCGTTGAGCGTGCCACGCGCCGCACGGCGGACGCTATTGATGCCCGGTTCGGCTACACGCCAGATCCGGCAGGCACGGCACGGTTTCTAGCAGAACTTGATCAGCCGCTGTTCTCGGATGCAGCAAAGGACGTGATCAAGAACGCCAAGCAGAAGGACACATTCCTCTACCGATTTGCCGACCGTGCTCACCGCCAGGTCTACGGCAAGCCATTCGGCCCGTGGAAGCAGGGGATCGGTGACTGCACAAGCTTTGGTTGGGCTATGGGAAGCTATGTGGGCCAATGTGTGGATTGGGCCGAAGGCGAATTGCCAGAGCCTCCGAAGCTCGTTGCAACTGAACCACTGTATTCAGGAAGTCGCACCGCTGGGCGTCTCCCTCCTGTCAGTCAGGCCGGGTACAGCGATGGCTCTTACGGAGGAGCAGCTGCACGGTGGGTCGCCGGCAAGTGCAAAGACCCGAGCGTCGGCGGCATCTTGTTTCGCCAGCAGTATCCCGGTGCCGATCTCACGAACTACAGCCCCACTAGGGCGAAGGAATGGGGCAACCTACTCTGCGGTGGCGGGCAGGCCGGGATCTCGCTTGCAAAGCTGGCCAACAAGAACACTGCCAAGAACGTGGCACTGGTTCGGAACTTTGACGAGGCGGCTGCGAGCATTGAAAGCGGCTACTGCGTTCCAGTGTGCAGCGGCGTTGGCTTTTCCTCGCAACGTGATGCCGATGGGTTTGCTCCTCGGAGTGGCTCGTGGGCGCACTGCATGTGCTTCATCGCCGTGAGGTACGCCAAGAACGAAGGCAAGCGTGACGGTCTTTTGTGCATGAACAGCTGGGGCTCGTTCAATGCTGGCCCAAAGTGGCCGGCAGACCAACCTGACGGCTCGTTCTGGGTGAGCCGCGAGACCGTTGACGCGATGCTATCTGGAAACGACTCGTTTTCAATCAGCGGCATCAACTTCCGCTACCGCGACCTTGACCACGGCAACTGGCTCACGCCATCACCCAACTAGGAGACACGCATGGGTCTGCTTCTCTGGCTCGTATTCGGTGCGATCGTCGGCGGCGCCGCCAAATGGATTATGCCGGGCAAGTGTCCTGACGGTTGGGTGCCGACTATCGGACTTGGCATCATCGGCTCGCTCGCCGGCGGCCTGCCGTTCGGCGACGCCCCTGCCGGGCTGATCGGTAGCGTGATCGGTGCCTGCGTTGTCATGTTCCTCTACTCGCTATGGAGCGACGACCGATGACCCAGAAGGAAATTCAATCCGCCGTTGTCGTCGGCCTGGTGGCCGTGCTGATCACCTGGTGGGCAGCGACATCCGACTACTCGCCGGTAAAGCCCGAGCCACAGCGGCCCGTGCTGCGGCTCATCCAGAGGCTTGCCCGACTCGGGCTGTGGGCAATGATGTTTGCAGAGCCCGCCCCTACAGATCAGGCATACGTCGTCCACGCTCGCGTGGATGCTGACGGCCACAGAATCGTCAACCACGGGCAAGGATGGTGACGCATGTGGCAATACATCCTCTCCGTTCTCGCCGCTCTGTCAGCAGATCCTGCGCAGATTGACCGTGAGGCTCCTAGAGCCTCGGCGGCTGTCTCGGCAGCATATGCCACCACGGCACCTGAGAAGGCTCCAGAACCCACGCCAGAGCCCCCAAAGCCCAAGCCGGCCGTCTGTGCTGACTGCGGTGGGCGAGGCTATATCGTCCACGGAGACGGCCACAGGACTACCTGTCCTGCTTGTGGCGGAAAGGCGGCCGGCGCGTCGTCCACGCCTGATGCACCACCACGGCCTGCGGGCGGGAGGTGACGGTGGGCGACGCGCCGGGCGGAATGCTGCCGCACCTGCGCAGCCGACTGAGGCAGGAGATCGGACCTCGAGCGGTCAACGCCGGCCGTGCGTTTGACGAGTTTGTGGACGCGATCTGCCGCTGCTGGAACGCAGAGCATTGGACGAAGCTTGCACGCACGCAGCCGGAGTCGCAGTCGGCAGCCATTCAAGACGCCAAGGTATTGATCGCCAAGGTGCGAGAGGATGTTGAGGCGATGTGGGGCGACAGCGAGCAACTGCGGTCGCTCTACGCAAGCGTCGGCGAGCATACCGTCGCGGTGTTTGCGAGGCTCTGGTTTGAGTCAATGTCGAACAGGACATGGATGCGTCAAGCGTGCCGAGAAGCCCGGCGGACTTGACTCTTCTGCAACACTCACCGCATGGGCGAGGTTCAGCGTTCATTCGTCGATGACGATCTGCCGCCAGCAAAGGGCAAGCGGCGCCGCATGCCCGAGCGACTCTCGCCATCAATGCGAAAGTTCTTGACGAAGCTGGCCCGCATCGGTGCTCGCGTCACGTGGACGATTGAGCTCATCTACGATCCGAGCAAGGGCGGCCAGGGCGAGTTGACCGACAGAGCCAAGGCCGGCGACCACACGCTTGTGCTCGACACGGTGCGAGAGGTTGAATACCGGGCCTCGCAGCTGGGCGACGACATTGAGGCGTTCATGACGCCACCCGACAAACTGCCGGGCGAGCCTGGTCACTCGTCACGGGTAGACGCAATGGCACGGCGACAGGCGGCGAAGCAGCACTTGTTTGACTGATACGAAACCTCTGCCTGTTTGTTTTACGGCAGAGGTTTTGTAACGGCTGGCGGATCTGCGGTCACGTACTTCCTGCCAGACGCTTCTTGTTCTTCGTGCAGCATGCGAATGATGCTTGAGCGTATTGTGCTCTTCTTGGTCGCTGCTTCTTCTCGCAGCAGCGCAAGAAACATTTTCTTGTCCATGCAGCTGTCTGTCAGGTGAACGTCCCTGCCAGAAATTTCGCAGTTAGGCGACTCCCTCGCCATTCGGACGGCGTCAATCACGATGTTGCCGTCAACAAATCGGAAGTCTACGTCCAGCCTCGGGCATACCTTTCGAGGTCGTTTTGTGGCTGGTAGTCCACGGACGTAGCCGAAGTCTTGGCGTATCTCGGTCTGCGGCGTGAAGCCATTCAGCGTGCGGCGACCGCATGAAATCACCCACGCCTCATTCCGCGTCCAGACGATTCCGGTGCCGAGCAGCATTGAAAGCAGCGACATTGCACAGTCCCTCCGATTGGGGATGCTACCGCCGTGCAATGCCGCTGACCAGATTGGCGTCACGCCTCGGGCTTTTCCGGCGGCTTTTTTGGCGGAGAGCCAAATGACTTGTCTCTCAAGTCCAGCCTCGGCAGCAGGTCGATCGCCGTATGCCTCGGGCGGTTGATTGTCTGGTCAAGGTAGTGGTTCTTGGTGATTGCCGGGTTTGAGTGGTCAAGCAGCTGCGTGGCGTCGCCTCCGGCTAGGGCGACGTAGCTGGCGGCACTCTTGCGGAGCCCGTGAAATCCACGGTTGACCACGCCAGCACAGTTGCAGACGTTTCCAAAGTGATGCCACAGCGTTGACTTGTGGCCCGACCACGGCCAGACGAGCTCGTCGTCTGGGCGACGCATCTGGTTCAGCCAGACGCACTGCTCCTCGGAGATCGGCCGCATGATGTCGCGGGTTTGCCCCTTCCTGTTCTCGGCCTGGAAGATCACCGTTCGCTGGAGCGTGTCAACGTCACGCCAGCGAAGGGCGAGGTGGCTTCCGATTCGCTCGGCAGTCTCCCAGCAGTTTCGGATGAGCGTCGGCATGAAGACGTGCGGAGGCACCGGCGTTGGCTTGTAGGGCGGTTTTCGCCTCATGGCCTCTCGCAGCAGGGCCGACACGTCATCGACCGTGTAGCCTCGCGGTATGCGTCCTGGCGCCCGTACCTGCGGGATCGTCGGGAATTGCTCGACGTATCTACGTTTTGCGCAGTATGTCCACAGGGCGCTGATCTGGTTTCTGTCTTTCCGAGCAGTCGCAGCCGATACGGTGGCCTTTCTGTGCGCGACGTAGAGCTGCACCGTGAGGCTGTCTAGGTGGGCTGTCGTCGGATCTGTGCCAAGCTTGTCGGCCCAGCGTGAAAGCGTCAGCCGGTATTGCCTGCGGCACTCGTCCGTATGGGCCGCGATCACCGCGTACTCGTTCTCGTAGATTTCTCGTAGTAGCATTGGAGTCTCTCTTCAAATCTCGTTTGGGGTTTGGAGGCAGTATACATATGTTCAAGTCCCTATCCTCCACTTAGGAGCCGTACAGTAGTAGACGATAAGGGCTTGAGGCGGTCGGCGGCAACTGGGCGGTTTTTCGGCCTGAAACGCTTGACTACGCTAACGCAGCCGTTAGTATCGGGGCATGGTTGCAGTGGCATCGCCTGACAAAGAGTGGCTGACAGTGTCCGACGCGGCGAAAGCCGCAGGCTGCACCGAGGGCTGGGTGCGTCTCCTGCTCGGTGACGGTCGGCTCAAGGGCTGGAAGGCTGGCGAGCGAGCCTGGCTGATCCACAAAACGGATGTCGAGGGGCTCAAGGCCACCCTGACGGTCAGGTCTGTCGGTCGCCGTGAGGCCAAGCCAGCGACGCCAAAGCCACGCAAAACCCGCAAAAAGTAGCGGTTTTGCAAATTCCTAAAAAAAATCGCTCAAGCCTCTTGCATCGTACTAACGATACGGTTAGTATGGGGCCATGCGAGCAAGTGAGACTCGCAGCCTCGAGCCGGGAGACAACAATGGAAATCAACGTCATCGACACCAGCCGCCAGAACGCTCTCGGAAACGAGTACCTCTACGTTGAGATGCAGTGCGGCAAGCATGCAGCCCTTGTTGTCGTCTGCAGTGGTGCGACCAACTACGTTCAGGTCGTCGTGCAGAACGCAATGAATCGGGCCTGGCGTGGCATGGGCAAGCGGTTCGCCACGGTTGACGCGGCCATTGCGTCCTACAAAACTGACGCCATTCGCGGGATGATTCAAACCGCCTGCGGAATCGCCTGACAAATTTCTCCCGCTGGCAGTTGGGCCAGCGGGCAACACGACCGCGAGACATAAGGCTTTTCTCTATGAAAAAACCAAAACCACGACAGAACACTACGACTGCGACAGCAAGCGACATGATGCCACGACAACATCACGAAATTGTTATGGATTTTTGCTTGTATTTTCTCACAGAGTGTCTGAAAAACGACACTCACGCTGAGATTGAGGCTGACGACCCGCAACCGCTACGCGACATGAAAACATCAATCAACGATTTTGTAGACAGGCACAGGAAACGCATTTTCGGCTACGAGAATTTCATCGAAACAAAGACCGACATGAGCGTTGAAGACGCTAGGAGTCACGTCGCGTATGTGATTGACGTGATCCAGAGAGGCAACGACAAGAGCCTCAATCAAAAGCACAAGTAGGCTTGCGATTGCACACAGGATTCTTCCGGCCAAGGAGGGCCACGCGATGAAACGCCGCATCAACACGCTGATTCAGTCGCTCGTGCTGGTCCGCTTTGGCCAGGAGCTCGGCACTGACTCTGATATCGCTCAAGCAGTCGCCAGTGGCATAGACCTGCTGGTTTCCACGCTCTCCCGATTTCTTGGTTGACAGAACTAACGCAGTCGTTATCTTCCTGCCCAGAACTAACGTAGGCGTTAGCAACTACTGTGCAGATTTCCAACGAATACAAACCGCTCCACACCTGTTTTTCAAGCACTTTTGGACGATTGACTGATAGATGAACGGGCGTACACTGCGCCACCAACACGAAGGAGAAACGACATGGCCCACGAAAACGAATACGCCGGTGCGATCGCTGGCATGACCGAGACCTACGGCTCACGTCGAGCCGCCGACACGTTCGCCGTTGGCGACTACGTCAGCTTCCGGCTGAAGGACTGGTCGCCTCGGTCTTACGAGGACGGCCGAGTCACAGACCACCACAACGGCAAGCTGCTGGTTGAGACCGCCAGCGACATCGTCGAGCTCGACCCCAGGCAGTGGCCGGAAGGAAACATCTTGCCGTTCTGAACGAACAGGAAACGCTCGCCGGCAGGACGCAGACGAGCGGAAAGGAGGGCGTCGGAGACGCTAGCAGCAGGGACGCATTGACGACCCGGTGAGCATGACGCAGAGCCGGGCATTCCAGATTCCAGAAATAGGAAAGGACGCAGCAATGAGCATGGAAGACTTTATCCCGCCGGGGTTCGTGCCACTGGCGAATTGGGACAGCAGAAATAGACGCCACAACGACGGTCACTCCGTTGCGTGGAAGACGCTGAGTGATGCCGTTAAGAACGCCGAAATCCCAGGGTTCAAGCTAAGTAACGGCCGGTGGTACGTGCATGAGCAAGTGTCCAACGAGTACCTGGCTAAGTCACTGCCGCAGGCCACGGAGGGAACCGTGACACAAGACGATGGCGGAATGCATAAGAGGCACGTTGAGAGCGTGTGCGAATCGCTTGCCGATATCAGCAGCGACTTGGGCAGCACGATTCACAGGATTCTCTCGGTGCTTGAGCGGCTGACCGCTGCCGTCGAGAGCATTGCCACGCAGCCGAAGCGTGACCCGCTCGAAGAGTTTGCCAACGACAACGGATTCCACGACACGCTGAGCCGCCCGGCTCACTGACAACACCCTCACGAAAGGACACGGAAGATGACGGTAGCAATCAGAAAAGCGAAGCGGTCAGCAACAAAGCTGCGACTGCTTCTCACAGGCCCGAGCGGATCTGGCAAGACCTGGGGCGCTCTGCAGATCGCCAAGGGGATCGGTGGCAGGACGGTCGTCATCGACACGGAGGAAGGGTCAAGCGATCTCTACGACCACCTTCACGATTTTGACGTGATCGACCTTCGTCCACCGTTCTCTCCAGAGCGGTACATCGAGGCCATCACTGCAGCCGAGCAGGCCGGGTACGAGGTGATCATCGTTGACTCGGTGACGCATTGCTGGAGCGGTGCTGGCGGCTGCCTTGAGATCCTTGAGGACGTTGCCAAGGCTCAGTTCCGTGGCAACACGTGGTCTGCTTTCAGCGTCATCACGCCGCGTTGGCGAGCGTTCGTTGACAAGCTGCTGCGGTCGCCGGCCCACATCATTTGCTCTGGCCGGTCGAAGACAGAGACCGCCCAGGTAGACGACCACGGCAAGAAGAAGGTCGCCAAGCTAGGCATGAAGCTGGAGGCCCGGGACGGTCTTGAGTTTGAGTTTACGTGTGTGCTCGACGTGATCCATGACGGTCACTACGCGACCACCAGCAAGGACCGCACTGGGCTCTTCGTTGGCGATCCAAAGCCAATCACAGAGGAGACCGGCAAGAGGCTGGCACAGTGGCTGGCAGGCGGAACGCCAGCAGTGAACGCGCTGCTACCGACGATCAACGCGACCATCAGTAACGCGCCGTCTCTGACTGCGTTGAGCCGGATCGGTGAGCGGATCGATGTGCTTTACAGCGAAGGCACACTGACCAATGACGACGTTCGTGGACTGACACAGAAGATCGACAACCGGGCGGCTGCTCTGCGGCATGCCACCACCTGAAAGGAACAGAAACATGGATTGGAACATTGCAGTAGACGAACAGTTTCCGAGCGACTCGTACGCAGTGCAGACGGAGGAGCGGGACATTGTTCCTGCTGGCATCCACGTTGCGACCATCAACAAGGCTGAAGAAGGCCCGAACCAGTGGAAGGTTGACGAGACGAGCAACCCAGACGGTCTGTGCCTCAAGCTCCGCCTGGCTGTCGGTCGCCACAGGTTCATTTTTCACGACCTCCCAAAGCATCAGCCGTGGCTGGCCAAGCAGCTGGCCGACGCACTCGGGATCGTTCCAGACGGCAACACGCTGCGTGTGGTGCCAGATGAGATCGAGGGCCGTGAGGTGACTGTTGAGGTGGTGCACTACACGTCAAAGGCGAAGGGCACCGTGTCAGCAGTCGTGAAGAAGTATCTGCCGATGGCTGCCAAGCCTGCGGCTCCGAAGCGGCAGACGCTTCCGCAGAAAGCTGCCGCCAGTTTTAAGGCTGCAGCTGGTTCCGATGACATCCCTTTCTGAGGAGACGCAGCATGAGGCAAGGACGCATCAACGAAGGCTGCCCGCCGACGACGCACGAGTGGAACGAGTTCGAGAGACGGCAGGAGTCGTTGCCAGGAGCTGACCGCCTGCGGATGACGTTGCCAAAAGGCACGCCGAAGCCGCCACCAGACGCCACGCCAGAGCAGATCGCTGGCACGGCCACGAGGATTCACAAGGCATTGATGCTGTGCGTTGAGGCTTTGGACCGAGAGCCGTGGGACGGACGCTGGGGCAACCGACTGATGCAGGCTCACACGTACGGACACGCCGTGCTCGAGGCGGCAGCAAAGTGGACACAACCAGAGGAACACAGCGGCACGCCATTGCCGCAGGACGCTGCGATCATCAGCGCCGTTGGCCGCCCAGCTGACCGTGGCGAGTAACGACAGCAGCTGCGGCGTGTGCTTTCTCCACACGTGACGCAGTCGCGCCGGGCGTATCCCGGCAAATACACACGAAAGGATGCGTGATGCCATCAAAGCCGCCAGTACCAGTTGATCGCGTCAAGCAGCTGCTTGACCAGGGCGTGAAGCAGAGCGTGATCGTCCAGAGACTCGGAGTCTCAAAGTCTGTGGTGAGTTGCATCGCTCACGGCATCTACTTGGAGCCACGCAAATGATCACACCTCACACGCCATTTGATACCTCGTGCGAGCGATGCCGCGCAAAGAGCAAAGTAGACGGATGGCGTTTTTGCTCCGCGTGTTTGACGGAGTCTCAATCGCAAGCCTTGGCAGCACGCAGACGCCGCAACAAGGAAGGCCGCCAAGTTATCGGAGGCATCCGCGACATGAACTCTACGACGGATTGCGATCACGACGAACAGATTGGCGGAATGTCTCGCTGCGTTAGGAACTTGGAGGATAAATGATCCGCCCCCACTACATCACGCCACCAGCCGACGAGGCGCTGCCGCTCTTTGCGGCTGCACGGCGCAGCGATCCGGCAACGTCGCACGAGGCGGCAAAAGCCGCGCCGGTAGCGGAGCATCAGCGGCTGATCCTTGACGCACTTGGTCAAGGCCCGGCTGGGGCAAGCGGAATCGGTGCTCGATGTGGACTGCTGCCGCATCAGGTCAACAAGCGACTCACGGAGCTTGCACGCACTGGCAGGATCGTGGAGACGGGACGAGTGGTGACGAGTGCGAGTGGTAGGGGCGAACGAGAGTGGAGGTGTGCGTAATGGAATCGATTGCTGACGACGCCGACATCTTAGACAAGCTGGAGTCGCTCGCTGACGGCGACAGAGCCAGACAACGAACTAACCCTTTTGCGGTGGCGTCGCAGTCCGGCGAGTTAGTCACTGCGGACGAAGTCCGCGTTGCGGGTCGCGATCAATACGCAGCCGGATTCCGGTGTCCGAAATGCAAAGGGTCAATGAGGCACTACGTGGGAAAGAATGGCACGCCATTTTTTGCACACGCATCATCAAGGGGGAATTGTCCGACCGGGCGAGAAACGCCAGCGCATCTGTGCATAAAGCGTGGGCTGCACAGCGTTGGCTTTGACTGCGAGATTACCGACAGCGAATCCGGCTACATATGGGACGCGATCCACAGAGAGTCTGCAACCGTGGCCGAGGTTGTTTGCAGCGGCATCGATAGATACAGGCCAAAGATCGCGGACACCTCTGCGAGTGAAACAACGTGCTGGTGGATACTTGACTCTGCTGCTCCCGGCCTTTGCTCTCAGTTCGGCTCTGAGCGGATCTGTCTTTCGTCGTTCTCGACAAGCGGGACCGTGGTGGTCGAGGGCTTGTTTAAGCCGAAGGTGATGGATGTGTTTTTGACAGTCGGCGAGGGTTGCCTGTTCGCGTTTTACCTCGGGCTTATCTGGAGGTCTCTCGGCGCGGACAGGTGGCAGCTGCTTGACGAATCTCACGCGCTGTCGAAGGCGGCTACGGCAGACGACGGCATGAAGCACCTCATGGTGAAGATGAAAGTAAGCAACTCTCATGTCGTCACGCAAAACAAGCGGCTCAACATTGACCGCAAGACGTGGTTTGATAGCACGTTCCGATTTCGTGGTAATTTTTCAATGACATGGAACGGCGACAGAGACTACGTGATGGAAATGGTTCGCCAGCTAATAAGAGACCTAAACGACACTGGCTCTGTTGTTCTTAAAAAAAGGTCTTTCGCTTCGTCTGCTGTGCCTGGTGCTCCAACCCACGCCTCTGCGGAAGACATAATCAATCGCATCAATCAAAGGCATTCAGCATCTGTTGATGAGATTGCATCGCTTCGCCAGATCGCACAGCAGTCTTGTGTTACTTCGCCGCTTGACGGGGCCGCTGTTGCGAATTCACGCCTAGTCCCGTTGGTGATTGCCACGAATGAGCGACAGCACATTCTTGCGAACCGAAGCCTGACTTCGTCTCGCTGGGCTAATGCAACCCGTGAAGACACCGACGCTCGGCAGCGAAGGCGAGTCAATGAAGCAAACAGGAAACTGCTTGAAGCTGCTTCCGAGAGACACCCTGGCGGCCTGCCGTCGTATTACCTGAACAATTACTAGGCGAGAGACTTGCCGCAACTTTCTCAAGGATTGCCACGGATGGCACAGCACAAAGTTGACATCTACATGCCGCTCTACGTCAGGGACTTCCTGACGAGCACGCTCGGCTGGTCCGCTGAGGAGCGCGGGCATTACCTCACGCTGTTGATGGTGGCGTGGGATCGAGGCTCACTGCCGGCTGAACTCGACAGACTTGAGAGGCTATCCCAAGGCGTGACCAACGTCTGGCCCATGCTGGCGGACAAGTTCCCGGTTGGCGAGGACGGCCAGCGGCGAAACGCCCGCCTAGAGCACCACCGTGAGCGGTGCGTGGAACTCAAGGAAAAGCGGGTTGAGGCGGCAAGGCGGGCAGCCTCGGCAAAGGCTGCGGCGATGACGGCGCGAGCAAACGCAGAGCAAACGCAGAGCAAACGCAGAGCAGACGCACAGCAAACGCAGAGCAAACGTGAAGCAATCGTTATCCATCCAACACCAACACCAACGTCAACACCAACGTCAACGTCAACACCAACTTCTTCCCTACGGGAAGAAAGAAATACACACACTACACACGCGGGCGGGATTTCTGATTTCTCAAAACCCGGCTGGGCGGCAGATGAGTGGGACCGCTTTGCAGCCGTCTGGAACTCCACAGAACGGGCGACGCCGTGGAACCACCTCATGGCACCCTCGTCGTGGGTAGACCTTGCAGCGTCTCCAGGGTGGCTTGACAGAGCGCATGAGGCGCTGGCGCGACTGCCTCGCTGCCAGTGGTTTGGCGACCCGGTGGCTGTCACCAGATTCTTTGAATACGTGGACCGGATTTTGGCCGGCGAGTTTGACAACGCGAAACAGGACGTGAAGCGACGGGTGCGGCAACCAACGGGAGGGAACCTGTGAAGACTTGGGACGAGAACAGAGCATCAATCAACCAGCTTTGGCCGACGTTTGTGTTCACTGATGCTGAGAAGCAGCTGTGGCACGACGACCTTGGCGGCCTGGACCAGGACGTGCTTTACGACGCTATCCGAAACGTGAAGCGGACACGCGACACGCAGTGGCCTCAGCTGAAGTGGATGCTTGACGCCTACCGCGAGCTTGCTCACGCCAAGCGGCAGGCGAAGACGCACGCAAAGCCACCAGAGCCTCGGGTCGGCGTCAACGTGAACGAAGACGAGAACAGCCGACTGGCTGACGACTTTATCGCCTACATCGACGCGGCTAGTCCAACGGACTGCCCGCAGATCATTGAGATGGTGCTTGATAGGTTGCCAAAGATGCACAGTCGCACCGCGTTGCGAGTCATCAACTACGCGAAGAAGAGGCTACTTGGCCAGGAGCAAGTGTTCGGGCGAGTAAGTCCCAGCGGTGACATCAAGCCAATCAACTTCGGAGGCGCAGCATGACAACGACAACAGAACCACAGCCGCTCACGGCCCGTCAGACGGACGTGAAGAACTGGATCAGCGGCTACATCGACACGCACGGCTTCAGCCCGACGATTCGCGAGATCCAGCACGCCTACGGGTGGAAAACGCCTAACGCTGCCAAGTGCCACCTTGAGCCGCTTCGCAAGAAGGGCCATGTGACGTGGCAGGAAGGCTGCTCGCGGACGCTTCGCGTGATTGGAGGTGACGCATGAGCAGGAAAGCACCTGACAACTTTATTCCTGGTGCTGTCATTTCTGACGCCATGTACACGGCTTTGGAACTGTCATTGAGGCTCGGATGGAGTCTTGACGACATGTCACTCGCATTAAGCACTGGACTGAAGCGGCACGTGTTTGGCAACACCGTCTACATCTTTGGGTCTGACGTGATGGAGTTCATTCGTTCACAGCCAGCAGGAGGTGACGCATGACCGGTGAGTTTGAATACCTCGGCGCGCCGCTCGACGTTGTCCAGGCCTTGATGGACCGGGCATGGGACGACGACGTTGACGACGACACGCGGCAGCTGCTCGAGCTTGGAGCCAAGACGCTTGAGCACACGCTGGACAGGTGCATCAAGCTGGCGAGCGTCATCGAAAAGACGGAGGCCGGGCTGTGAACGACATCGCCCTCATCTGCATCGGTTCAATACTCCACGCCGCGACGTTCGCGGCTGGCATCTCGGTTGGTATCCGTCTCAGAAAGGACACGAGACATGGCGACAACAACGAAGGAACGAAAGACCAGAGCTGGTGGCATACGCCTATCAGCACCGGCACTCAAGGAAGCGTTGGGCTCGGTGGCCAGTGCCGTACCTGGCAAAAGCCCAAGGCCAATACTGCAGAACGTGCTCCTTTCGGGCGGGGTGCTGTCTGGCAGTGACCTTGAGATCCGAATCGACGTGGAAGTGGAGGCAGACCCGACTCTGACGGTGCTGCTGCCACGTGACCGGCTGCAGGCAATCCTCGGAACTGTGACGGCTGACGAGATCACGCTGACGCCTGACGGCACCTCGTGCGTCATCTCGTCTGGCCGTGGCACGTGGACGCTACCAACCGAGGATGCCGCCGAGTATCCGACGTGGGAGCCCGTGGCGCTCAAGCCGATTACGCGGATGCCAGCCGATCAGTTCGTGCGTGCTGTCCGTGGCGTCGTGTTTGCCACCGACAACGAGTCCAGCCGGTACGCTCTTGGTGCGGTGCTCATTGAGGTTGCTGGAGACGTTGTCACGCTTGTGGCAACGGACGGCAGGCGGCTCGCGTCTGTCACCTGCGAGCACGACCAGGCGGTTGACGACTCGCAGACGCTGGTGCCAGCACGGGCAATGGAAATCATCGCAAGGCTGGCGGATCACGCTGGCGACGCTGGCGTGCAGCTTGAGGCCACCGGCAAGGAGCTTCTGGCAACGATCGGCACGGCTCGCGTGACGGCTCTGCTTGTCGAAGGTAAGTTTCCCCGGTGGCGTGACGTTCTGCCCAAGCGAGAGACGAAGGCCACGGTGGTAAGCCGGGCCGACCTGCTCTCGGCTACTCGAGCGGCTGCGATCTGCACCAGCGAGGACAGCCGAGGCGTTGAGTACGGGTTTGCTGACGGCATCTGGCTGCACGGCAAGAGCGGCGAGAAGGGCGAGAGCAGCATCACCTGCGAGGTGGTGGAAGCCGGGAAGAAGTGCAGCGTGAAGCTTGACCCAGCTTTCGTGTCTGAGTGGCTGCGAGGCATCTCCGGTGACGCGGAGCCGAATGTCGAGATCGAGGCCGTGGACGACCAGTCTGCTGTCGTCCTGCGGTGTGGGGACAACACTGGCGTGATCATGCCTCTGGCAAAGGACTGACATGCCGCAAGGTAAGGACGTGGACTATTGCCCTGTAACGTTGCGGCAGCTGTGGGCTCGCGGCGACTCCTACCAAGAGATCGCCGCAGCCCTCGGCTGCTCGCAGTCGTACATCAGCCGGCTCAAGGTTCGGCACAGGCTTCCTGATCGCCAAAAGCCAACGAGCGAGATCCTTGCCGACGATCCGACGCCTGAGCAGATTGCCGAGCGTGCGGCTGAGTGTCGAGCACGGCGGCCAGGACCGGCAGAACCGAAGGAACAGAGATACAGCGTGCCTCGGTATACGTGGACTGGAACTGGCTTCCGTGGACTAACGTGAGCACAATGCGAAAAGAGAAAAAGCCTAGGCGTCAAAAACGGCCCCCCCCGGTAGCACATCCAGGCGAGGGCTACACGCCTCGCACTAAGACGCAGGAGGCCGCCCTAGACACGATCCGGCGGAACTCAATCACGTTCATCCTTGGGCCGGCGGGCACCGGGAAAACGCACCTGGCGAGCGGCTACGCTGTGCAGCAGCTGCTGGCCGGCACAGTTGAGCACATCGTCATCACCAGGCCGAGCGTAGCCACGGAGCAACTCGGCTACCTGCCCGGCAGCGCCGAGGAGAAAGTTGGCCCATACCTCGTGCCATTCTTTGACGCCATTGAGCGAATCGCCGGGAAGCGTGGCCACACGAAGGACCGAGAGCGAGTCGGTGCAGCAGTGAAGATTGCGCCATTGGCGTATCTGCGTGGCAGGACGTTTCGGAATGCCGTCATGATCTTTGACGAGGCACAGAACGCAACATTCTCGCAGTTGAAATTGTTCCTAACTAGGATCGGCGACGGCTCCAAGGTGATCGTGACCGGCGACGCGGATCAGAGCGATCTGCCACGCAGCGAGCGACGGCTGATTGACGTGATGCAACGCCTAGCGGCAATCAAGGGAGTCGGCGTTGTGGAGTTCAAGGCCAGCGACATTGTGCGGCACCCGATCATTGAGAATGTGCTGAAGGAGTTGGAACGATGAGCGAATCGTATGCGAAAAGCGACGAAAAGCATGGCGTTGCCGATACGAATCGGGCAACGCTCACCGACGCGGAGCGGGATGCGATTGAGTGGTGCCTATCGCTGCCGATGCTTGACCGCGATGCAGTCAGGATGATGCCGCTCCGCTCGCTGCTGGCCCGCCTCGCTTGACGCCACGCCTACCTTGAGCTCATCGGACGCAGGAGCGTCCATAGCTTTGAAGGAGCGAAAGGTATGCAAAGGATTGTTTTGGCTCTCGCGTTTCTTGTAATTGCCCCCCCCGGCATGATCTTCGGGCAGGACGTGATCATCAACGCCAGGCGAGTGACGATCACAGCCCAGCAGCAGGCCGAGGAAAACGCCCGTACAAACAGGCTCACTCACTGCCGAGTGCTGAACGGAATGCGAGAGGGCATAGGTTACGGGCCAACTCCCGAGGCGGCAGAGCGTGCGTGTTGCTTCTACAACGACGCAATGCGTGGCCGCTATCGCATCGTTGAAAAGGGCGTCGCTCGTGGCCCGCGTGGATGGTTCGCGGTGATTCGCTACGAATGAAAACTGACTGGATCACAGTCGAGTTCCTCGGCGGCCCACTGGACGGCGCTTTACGGCCCGTCCAAGTGGGCGTCGCCATTTACTACCTGGCCAACGGCGCCGTGATCCACGCTTACGCAGCGGACGAGATCCACGAAGGCAACAAAGTCCGCCCCGTGATGCGGCATTTTGAGATCATTCACTTCTCAAGCTGGAACGCTTGACTCTGCTGCGATGCTTGGTGCATGAAGCCGATCACGTTCAGCGTTGCAGGCGATCCGGTGCCACAGCCTCGAGCTCGCATCACGACTCGTGGAAAGTTCGCACACGCTTACACGCCCAAGAAGCATCCGATCAACAATTACCGCGACGAGATTTCAGCTGCTGCGATTGTCGCAATGGGAGACGCAGAGCCAGCAAGCGAACCTGTGAGCGTTGTCATTGACGCTGTATTCGCTCGCCCAAAGTCGCACATGACAAAGCGTGGCGTGAAACTAACGGCGCCAAAGCTTCCACGACCTGACTGCGACAACATCGCAAAAGGCGTGCTTGATGCGTTGGCGCTCATCGTGTGGCTTGATGACACGCTCGTGCAGCGACTTGTCGTTGAGAAATCGTATGGCGATGAAGCGAGAACGACTGTGCGAATACAATGACGAAAAAGCCTAGAAAACAAGAGCAAAACGCACGCGATACGCACAAAAGCCTACAAAACAAGCCAAAAACAAACGCAACGAAAAACATGCGTATTTCCCGAGAAAAACGCACAAAAACACCAAAAACATGCGTTTTTCACGGGAAAAACAGTGGTTTTTGCAAAATGCTACACTACCCCTGACAGGGGGGGTCTTGGGTAGGTTCTCCCGGCGGTTTTACACGGAAGCCTCATACGCGAGCTTGCCATATTTGTGATGTTTTTTAGCCATCGGGGGCCGCTTGGTTCGCTCTGACCAAAAAGACCGACAGGATGCCGCCAAGCGACGCTACGACGACATTAAGCGTCGGACTGGCGAGCGGTCACGCAAGGTCGGTGCAGCTGGCCGCGACATCGGCAGCATTCCGCCGGTGAAGAACGCCAAGCGTCGCGACGGTTGCCGGTCGTCGTTCCGCCAGTTCTGCGAGGTCTACGGTGCCGAGTCTTTTCCACTCGCGTGGTCTGCTGACCACCTGACGGCCATCGCCAAGATTGAGGCCGCCGTGCTGCGTGGCGAGCTCTTCGCCTTTGCCATGCCTCGCGGCTCTGGAAAGTCAACGCTGTCGATCTGGGCCTGTCTCTGGTCAATGCTCTACGGTCATCGCTCGTTCGTCATGTTGATCGGCTCTGACCAGGCTATCGCCTGCCAGATGCTCGACACGCTCAAGAGTCACCTCGAGCAGAACGACCTACTCGCCGAGGACTTCCCGGCGGCGTGCTTCCCGGTGCGTGCACTGGAAGGCATCACGGCTCGCGTGCGTGGCCAGACGTGCGAGGGCGAGCCTACGCACATGGGATGGACGGCAGACAAGGTGACGCTGCCGTGGATTGGCAAGGCTGCGTCTGCTGGAGCCGCTGTGCGTGTCGCCGGCATCACGGGCCGCATCCGTGGCGTGAGTCACACAAGGCCAGACGGCAAGACAATTCGGCCTGACTTGTGTCTGATTGACGACCCACAGACTGACGAGTCGTCAGCGTCGCCTTCGCAGGTTGCTACCCGTGAACGCATCCTCTCAGGTGCAATCCTCGGGCTCTCCGGGCCGGGCAAAAAGATTGCCGGCTTGGCAACGATCACGGTGATCCGGCCTGACGACCTGGCTGACCGGCTTCTTGACAGGATGCGGCATCCGTCGTGGCAGGGAGAGCGGACAAAGCTCGTCTACGAGTGGCCGACTGCTGACGAGCTCTGGGGCCAGTACGCCGAGATGCGGCGCGAGGGACAACGCAGTGGCGAAGGCACTGCAGCTGCTGACGCTTTCTACGTTGCCAACCAGGCGGTGATGGATGCCGGATCTCGGGTAGCGTGGCCGGAGCGGAAACACGACGACGAGCTCACGGCAATCCAACATGCTTGGAACCTGCGGATTGACCGTGGTGAGTCTGCGTTCATGGCGGAATACCAGAACGCTCCGCTTGCGGACGACATCTCGTCAGAGAAGCTCGACAAGCGGTCGCTCGTTGCTCGAGCTCTGACGCTTCCTAGAGGCGTCGTGCCGCTGTCGCATCAGACGCTCACTGCATTCATCGACGTGCAGGACAAGTTGCTCTATTGGCTTGTCACCTCGTGGGGCGAGTCGTTCGGCGGTCACGTCGTGGCGTACGGCACCTACCCGGACCAAGCCAGCACGTTCTTTGAGGCGAAGAACGCCAAGAAGACGTTGGCACTCGCGTCCAAGGGCGCCGGGTTTGAAGGTGCGTTGTCGGCGGGCCTTGAGTCGTTGACGCAGATCCTGCTCGGACGGGATTGGCTGCGTGAGGACGACGTGCCTATGCGAGTGCGTCAGGTGTGCATTGACGCCAACTGGGGACAGTCCACCGAGGTGGTGCGGACGTTCTGCCGGCGTTCCACTTTCACGGGTTCTCTGCTGCCGACACACGGCAAAGGTATCGGTGCGTCTGGCGGCTCCCTCACCGAGAAGAAGGGCAGAGGCGAAAAGCTCGGACTCAACTGGGTGATGCGGCAGACGGCCACGAACCAGAGATATGGCGTCTACGAGACCAACTTCTGGAAGACGTTCGCGGCGGCTCGCCTGCGACTGACGCTGGGAGATCCCGAGGCGATCACGCTCCACGCTGGTGAGCACGATATGCTCATTGAGCATCTCACCAGCGAGTACCCGGTGAGGACTGAAGCAAAAGGGCGAGTCGTGGACGAGTGGAAGCTGGACAACAGGCGCGAAAATCATTGGTGGGATTGCTACGACGCACAGACTAGCGTGCTGACTCAGCAAGGATGGAAACTATTTGCTGACGTTCTCCAATCTGATTGCCTTGCTACCGTAAATCTCTCGACAGATCGCATTGAGTACCAGCCTCCGGTCAAGTTGATTTCCAGGCACTACCAAGGCGAGATGATTCAGATAGGTGGCAAGGCCCACAATCGCATTGATTTATGCGTGACGCCAAGCCACAGGATGGTCGTCCACGAAGGTCAAAAAAGCAGAGGGCCGCTAATCAAATTGGCTAGCGACCTGTCTGTGTGGGACAAGATTAAGACGCGCAGCACGTGGCAAGGCAATGGCGTTTCATCAGTGACAATCCCGGCCACAGATAGAAGCCCTTTGATTGTCGTTGATGCAACTGACCTCGCGTCGTTTCTTGGGTGGTATGTGGCAGAGGGGTCGTGCCAATTGAACGAACGCGCCAGAGGAAAAACGCACGTCACGATCATTTCACAGAACGCAGGCCCAAAGCAGGAATTAATTCGTCACGTCGCCAGCAGACTCCCGTGGACTTTCCATACCCATAAAACGGGGGTCGTGTTTTCAAACAAACAGGTTTACGACATCGTCTCGGGCTTGGGCAACAAATACACAAAACGAGTTCCGCAGTGGATCAAGGACGCATCACCAAACGTCATAGCGGCATTTGTTGAGTCAGCCGTCAATGGAGACGGCTGGAGAGATCGCGATCACGAAGCGTACGCAACCGTGTCTCCTTTGCTTGCTGGGGACATGGCTGAGCTGTACCTCAAGCTTGGGTACGGATGCTCTATGACGATTCGTCCTCCCAAGCCCTACATGATCCGTGGCGTGTCAGGTGGAAACACTGTTGAGCAGCACCATGTCCATCGCTCGGACGCCAAATGGGGACTGCTCCGCAATGCTTCAAACACGCCTAACTTCCGGCGTGTCGAATATGACGGAATGGTCTACTGCGCGAATGTACCGAATGGAACTCTTATCGTTCGGCGTAACGGGAAAATTGCTGTGTGCGGCAACTGTCTCGTTGGATCTGCCGTGGCGGCGTCAATTGCTGGAGTGCATCCAGTGGCGACAGAGGCGGGTGGCCGGCAGCGTCGGAAGGTGACAATCCCGAGCGGCCCAGGCGGAAAGAAAGTCATCCAACTCAAGAGGCTCGGCAAATGATTTCCGTGGTGAGCGTTGACGGCCTGGAGCCTCGGGATCTGTTTGCCATTCGCTCGCGTCTGACAAAGCCAGAGAGCGAGTTCCAGCGTGAGGTCTCTGGCGTGCTCGAGGGCGAGCTTTCTAGCTGCACGCCGATCGCGGTCTGTCACGTGGACGGCGCTCTTGTCGGCTGGGCATGCTCACACGTATGGAACGACACGCAGACGCTTGAGATGTTTGTAGATCCTCGCCACCGGGCGTCGTGCATGGCACTTGCGTTGTCGGCGGCCTTGGTAATTCACGGCGTAATTGACCGCAACAAGTCTCTGGCGGTGTTTGCTCCTGCCACTGGCGCGATCGCTCGGAAGCTCGGCGTGCTCAACGTCGTTGAGTACGAGCGATCTGGCAACGACTGGGTCAAGGTGTGACGGCACACCCGGTCTGATTCCGTGGTGTTCTGCCGTAGCGTCACGCTCTATGAGCGACGAACTGCGCGACAAGATCGCCGAGACAGCATCAGGCCCGAAGCGTGTCCGCACGGACGCAGGCGAGGTCGAGGCTCAGGATGTCGCCTCAATCATTGAGGCCGACAAGTACCTGTCGGCAAAGGCGGCCGTGCAGTCCAAGACTCGTGGCCTGCGGTTCAACAAGTTGCTCCCTCCTGGGACATTCTGATGGGACTGTTTTCAAACTGGTTCGGGCGAACGCAGCCGACGAGGCAGATGCCTACGTCGTCAAAGTTTGTCCGTGCGCGGTTTGACGCAGCCGAGAGCCAAGACGACCGGAGGCACTGGGCCAACGCCGACTGGTTCTCAATGGATGGTGCGCTCACTCCTGTCGTCCGCAGGACGATGCGGAACCGAGCCCGCTACGAGCGGAACAACAACTCATATCTCGCCGGCATCTGCGAGACGCTGGCCACAGACCTGGTCGGCACCGGGCCGCGACTGCAGCTCAACACAGGTGACCAAGACGCAGATCGGATTGTTGAGCAGGCGTTCTTCGATTGGTCGTGGCACGTCAATCTGGCTGAGAAGCTGCGGACGATGCGTCAGTCAAAGCTGATTGACGGTGAGTCGTTCGCGATGTATTTCACGAACCCTCGACTTGATGGCGTGCAGCTTGACATCCGCCTGGTGGAGGCGGAGATGGTCGCCACGCCGGTGGGGCTCTACATTCCAGACACGACGCCGGAAGGCTCAATCGTTGACGGCCTTGAGTTTGACGACGTGGGCAACGTCATCGCGTACAAGGTGCTCAAGTACCACCCTGGCAGCAATTGGCAGGTGAGCAACTTTGAGTACAACCGCATCCCTGCCGAGATGGTTGTGCATTGGTTCTCTCGCCAGAGACCTGCGCAGCATCGCGGCGTTTCTGAAGTGGCTCCCGCAATCCGTCTCTTCGGCCAGCTGCGTCGGTACACCGATGCCGTCCTGGCTGCCGCAGAGACCGCTGCTGACTTTGCGGCTTTCCTGCACAGCAACTCGCCTGCCGCAGAAGTAGACGACGTTGATGCCTTTGCCGAGATGCCAATTGAGAAGCGGACGATGGTCACGCTTCCAGAGGGCTGGAACGTCTCGCAGCTGAAAGCCGAGCAGCCCACTAGTACCTACGCGATGTTCAAGAGGGAGATCCTCAACGAGATCGCGCGTTGCCTCCAAATTCCATACAACGTCGCCGCACTAGATTCCAGTTCCTACAACTACGCCTCGGGCCGCATGGATCACCAGGTCTATGCGTCCAATCAGCGTGTTCTGCGCGATGAGCTTGAGCGGCAAATGCTTGACCGCACGCTCCGCATGTGGCTTGACGAGGCCGTGCCGCTGGGCCTCGTTCCTCGAGGACTGCCGCCGATCAACGAGTGGAACTGGGTATGGGTCTGGGACGGCAAAGAGCACGTTGACCCATCCAAGGAAGCCAACGCTGCCGAGACCAGGCTGCGAACGCACACGACGACGCTGGCGCACGAATACGCCAAGCAAGGCAAGAACTGGGAAGCCGAGCTTCGACAGCGGGCAGCAGAGATTGCGTTGATGCAGGAGCTCGGCCTGTTCATCGACCTTGAGCCTGATGGCAACTACGGCGGCGCAACACCAGAGGACGCAGCAGACTAATGAACAAGCTGAACCTAGAAACGCCTGTTGAATTTGTGTCCGCAGCTGCTGCCGATGGCATGCCTGCTGCCCCTCGCAAGTTCACCATTGAGGCATACACCGGCGCTGCGATTCGGCAGGGCTGGTCTGCCGAGCCGATCGTCATCGACCTGGCTGGCATGAAGTACAACCAGCGCATCCCGATCGTCATGGGCCACGAGTACACGCTTGGCTCAATCCTCGGGCAGGCAACGAGCGTCCGTGCCGAGAACGGTCGCCTCTACGTTGAGGGCGAGATCCTCGCTGAGTCTGAGCTCGCCCGGCAGGTGACTGCACTGGCTGAGAAGGGGTTCGCGTGGCAGGCGTCTGTTGGTGCCGACGTGATGCGGCATCAGAAGGTTGCCGCCGGCGAATCCGTAACCGTCAACGGACAGACCTTCATGGGTCCAGTCCGCATCGTCAAAGCCTCCAAGTTGCGGGAGGTTTCCTTTGTGACCTTGGGTGCCGATGACGCAACGTCGGCCCGCATCGCTGCCGAAGAGGCAGAGGAGCTACTCATGGCGGAATCCGCCAACGAAACGCCCGCCGAGGTCACTGAGACCAAGGTGGAAGCCACGGCGAATGTCGTCGTGGAGCCCAAGGTCGAAGCCAGCGCGGACGTGTCCGCGTTTGAGGCCAAGATCGAAGCCATGCAAAAGGAAATGGACAACATGAAGCAGGTCATTGCCACCCGCGAAAGCCGCGCTCCGGCTGTTCACGTGGTCGAGGAAGTGAAGAACGACAAGGTCATTGAGGCGGCCCTTTGCCTCCAGGGCGGTCTGCCGAATGCTGACAAGGCGTTCGACGCTCGCACGCTGGATGCCGCCGACAAGCTGAAGCGGACGACCTCTATCGGCGAAGTGCTGATTGAGGCCGCTCGTGCCAACGGCTACACCGGCAGCAGCCGGATCTCCGCTGGCAATGCCGAGCCGGTGATCAAGGCCGCGTTTGCGACGCACGACATCAGCAACCTGCTGTCGGCGCTTGTGAACAAGTTCCTGCTCAACGGTTTCAACGCCGTCGAGTCGTCGTGGCAGGAAGTCTCTGCGATCCGGTCGGTCAACGACTTCAAGGCAATCAACCTGCTGCGTCTCAACGGAGACATGAAGTTCCGCAAGATCGGCAACGCCGGCGAGCTCAAGGTGGCTCAGGCTTCCGATACGAGGCGGTCGGTCGCTGCTGACACCTACGGCATCAGCACCCAGCTGACGCGGCAGGACATGATCAACGACGACCTCAACGCGCTGTCGCAGATCCCGCAGCGCATGGGTCGTGGTGCGGCCCTCGCCATGAACGAGGCGATCTGGTCGGAGTTCCAGAGCAGCAACAGCAGCTACTACCAGTCGGCGACCGCTGCCGCTGGCAACGCTCTGTCGTTGTCCTCGCTGAAGACGGCGACCACCGCCTTCCGCAAGCTCACCGACCCGGACGGCAACCCGCTCGGCATCCAGCCGCGCGTGCTGCTCGTTCCGCCGGAGCTCGAGATCACCGCTGCGGAGCTCATGACCTCGGCGTTGCTCATCTCGGGCAACACGACCAAGGAGCCCAACGCGAACGTGCTCCAGGGTCGGTATCGCGTCGTCGTGTCGAACTACCTCACGTCGGCCTCGACGTGGTGGCTCGCCGCCGACTCGGTTGACCTCCCGGCGCTCGACGTGGTCTTCCTCAACGGCCAGCAGGCTCCGACGATCGAACAGGTCGCCCCGGACTACCAGCTGCTCGGCGTGGCGATCCGTGGCTTCTTCGACTTTGGAGTGACCAAGGCCGAGTCGCTGTCGTGCTACCGAATGGCGACTGCCTGAGCCTGATAACTGCAAACCGTGTCCGCCGGGCGGGAGCCAAAGCCCGCCCGGCGGCATGACCACAAACGAAAACTAACTTCCAAAGAAAGAGGTGATCCTCATGGCTGATTACTACCAGGACGGCGATCTCGTCAACTACACGCCGAGCTCGGCTGTGGCTGCCGGCGCCGTCGTTGTTCTCAATGACCTTGTGACCGTGGCTCCTCGCCCCATTGCCGCCAATGCTCTTGGCGCTGTGGCTGTTGAGGGCGTGTTTAAGCTGCCGAAGGCTTCCGGTGCGATCGGCCAGGGCGCCATCGTGTACTGGGACTCCACCAACAGCAACGTGACGACGACCAGCAGCGGCAACAAGCGGGCTGGCAAGGCCGCCGAGGCTGCTTTGTCGGGCGACTCTGTGGTGCCGGTTCTGCTCAACATCGGCTGAGTTCAATCCCACCTGCAAGCCGCCGGCGGCCGCGTCATCCTTTCCGCGCCGCCGGCGGTCTTGTAGCTCGAGGTGCCTATGTCCGACCTACTCGCCAGCGGTGCGTCATGGCTCGCCGGCCAGTTGTCGGCGAGTGCGTCGCGGTCTGTCCGCTACTACCGAGGCACGAACTACGGCGTGATCAACGCCGCAGTAGGCACAAGCCGCTTTGAGTCGCAAGGCACAAGCGGAGTCCTTGAGACGTGGGAGTCTCGGGACTTTGTCATCAAGGCCGGGACGCTTCCTTTCGGCGAGCCTCTGCGACACGACAAGATCGTGGAGACCGTAAACGGCGTGGATGTCACCTACGAGGTGACGAGCCCGCGTGGCGTGCCTGTGTTCCATTACGGCGACGCCTTCCGGCAGACCGTGCGAGTGCACACGATTGCCACAACGGAGTCCTCGCAGGTCGCTCCGACGCTCAGGGCTCGCTTCTGGGGCTCGTTTGCGTCGGCAACGATTACAGACGCCCAGATCGTCGCCAGCCTCTCCAGCGACCTTGGAGGCTCTCTGGCACAGTCCCGCACGGTGGCGGCTGCTACAGCGTATCTGTACGTCGTTTTGCCTACGTCTTTCGGCACGCCGACGTTCGCCGTCAACGGCCTGACATTGTCGGCCTGGGAGACGACGCAGCGGACGATCACGTTCTCGGGACAGGCAGCCACAAGCTACGGCATATACCGCACCACGTATCCGATCACTGGCACCGTCAATCTGGTGGTCTCATGACGCAGATCCGAGGCACTAACGTACTGGCGCCGGTCGTGCCGTTTGACACGACTGACACTCATGCCTCGCACGAGGCGAAGTACGGCAAGGGTGGGTATCGGAGTGTGGCCGACGCGACAGAGCGTGACGCGATCCCGTCGCCCAGGCGTGAGGCCGGGATGCTGGCTTTGACGCTCTCTGACGGCAAGGTGTGGAAGCTTGCGAGCGACCTGACGACGTGGAGCGAGGCAAGCCTAAACGGCACGCAGGGGACGCAGGGGCCAACTGGTGCCACCGGAGCAACTGGTGCCACCGGGGCCACAGGAGCAAAGGGCGACACTGGGCCGACTGGACCACAGGGGCCGCAAGGTCCAGCTGGCCCAACTGGAGCTACCGGGGCTGCGGGAGCAACAGGCGCGACTGGGCCGCAAGGGCCAGCAGGAGCCACCGGTGCAACTGGACCGTCTGGCGTTGTCTCGGCTACGTCGCCACTATCGTACAACTCGTCAACGCAGACTCTCAGCATATCTCTGGCGGCCGTTGCCACGTCTGGAAGCTATTCAGACTTGAGCGACAAGCCAACGATTCCTGCGGCGACAACGTCTGCGTCGGCACTGACAAGCGGTACGTTGTCGCAGGCTCGCCTCGACTTCACGCCGATACATCCATTTGTCTTGATGGGAGGCTGATATGCCACAGGCTCACAAGGTGCTCGGGCAGTCAAACCCATCGGCGACGACGCTGACGACGCTCTACACGGTTCCAGCGTCTACACAGGCTGTCTGCTCAACAATTGCGATCTGCAACACCGGAAGCACGGCAACGACGTACCGACTCGCGGTCAGGCCGGCTGGTGCGTCAATCGCCACGCAGCACTACCTCGTCTATGACTCCAGCGTATCTGCACTTGATTCAGTGTTCCTGACGCTTGGCGTTGCCCTCGCGGCCACAGACGTTGTCTCGGTCTACGCTGGCAATGCCAACGTGGCGTTTTCTCTGCACGGCGTCGAGGTCACATGACGATTCGTCGCGCGCCAACACGCACAGCGAGTAACAGCAATCTGCTGCCACTTAGCGGGTTCCGCGATCCATTGAGCGTGCCGAACATGGTGGCGTGGTACGACACGTCAGACACGTCGTTCATGGCGACGAGCAACGCCGGCACTGGTGCCGTGACCAGCGGCAGCACGGTTGGATACTTGGCAGACAAGAGCGGCAACGGATGGCACCTGACGCAAGGCACGGCCAACAATCGCCCGACGTGGAACGGATCAATAAACGGCCTGACGGTGCTTTCTTTTGATGGGAGCAACGACGTGCTGGCGTCGTCTGCTTCGTGGCCTTTGACGGGTGATCCTGCGTGGAGCATTTTTGCTGTTCACACGCGAGCGGCAACGACCTCTGGTTTTCCTCTTTCGTGGGGAGTCCGGGGCACGGGTAACGTGTCGATAAACGATGAGAACGTCGGACGCTGGATTTACAGCAACAGCGGATACTTTGCCACAGTACCAAGCAACGCGACCAATACCGCGCAGCTTGTGTCGGGCGTGAAGCCTGCTGGCAGAGGTCAATACATGACCCCGTACCGCAACGGATCGCACACCGTGCTTGGCTACCAAGGTCTTACTACAAGCGCCGTGTCAGTTGCAGCCGGCGTGTTCAGCGTCGGCTTCGCTGTCTCTGGCCCGTCATATCACAACGGCCTGTTGGCCGAGGTGCTGGTCTACTCGCGAGCGCTGACTGACGCAGAGCATCGAAACGTCTGCTTGTGGCTGGGGGATCGATGGGGGATCACGATCACATGAGCCAGAGATTTTTTCGGTCATCCGAGGAAGTGTACGAGCAGGCCCGCGCCACGCTTGATGCAGCATGGGGCCATCCAGGCCCGGTTGCGATCACTTGCATTGAGCCGGCTGCTACGGCACCTCGAGACGCTGAAGGTCGTGTGCTGCTGGCAGTAGACGTTGAGTTCTGCAACTACTCAACAGCCAAAGACCTGCTGCCGCAGCTGCTCGCCAACGGCCTGGTTGAGGAAGTAACCGAAGGCGACTACAGCCAGGCTGTGCGGGCATAGCCGGTCTGGTTGAGCCTTTTGGCAGCGACAATCGCCAGCCGAGGTGACGACCGATGGCAAACACATTCTCTTTACTGCCCGGCCAGCTTGACGTGACTTTTGTGGTTGGCGACGAGGTCAATGTCGCGATCAACCTAGGCGTCAACGTCACCGGATACACGCTTCAGTCGTCTGTCTACGTCGCGTCATCGGCAGGGTTTACTGGAGGTGGTGGCGGCACGACGACAACTGTTGGCGCTACTGCTGCAATCCCCACGATTCAAGTTGTGACTGCAAGCACAGGCGCAATCATCTGGTCACTCACGGAAACGCAAACGGCTGCGCTGTCACCCGGAATCAAATACTACTGGTATCTGCGATGGATCACGCCTAGCACGTCAATGACTAGGACGATCCTTGCAGGCGAGTGCATCCCGAGGGCGCCAGGCGCATGAGTGAAATCTCTGTCAGCGTAGTTGGCGGCAGCACAGTCAATCCAACGGTCGGCAACGGCGACGTTGTGAACGTCACGATCTCCGAGACTGGTGCTCGAGGTCCGACCGGCGCAACTGGGCCTGCGAATACGCTTTCAATCGGCACCGTCGCTGCTGGCACAACAGCGTCAGCAACGATCACCGGAACGGCACCGACGCAGACTCTGAGCCTGGTGCTGCCGAAAGGCGACACGGGAAGCACGGGCAGCACTGGCGCGACCGGAGCGACTGGTCCGACCGGTTCTGCTGGCCCTGCGAACACGCTCACGATCGGGACTGTGACGAGCGGCACGGCTGCTGCAACGATCACCGGAACGTCTCCCAACCAGGTGCTCAACCTCGTCCTGCAGAAGGGCGACACAGGCGCTACTGGTGCCACGGGCGCCACCGGCGCGACTGGACCGGCTGGCTCTGTTCCTCTTGCAGACGAGACTCCTCGGCCTCTTGGCACAGCATCGGCCGGTTCGGCGACAACGGCGGCGCGTGCTGACCACGTCCACGCCACGCCGACAATCGCCTACAGCAGCCTCTCCGGCGTTCCTTCAACCTTCAGCCCGGCTGCCCATTCGCACGCAGTTGCCGACGTGACTGGGCTACAGACCGCGCTTGATTCAAAGCAGGCTAGTGGCACGTATGCCACGCTCGTCGGCGGCACCGTGCCTTCCAGCCAGCTGCCGAGCTACGTTGACGACGTTGTTGAGGTGGCCGGGTATTCTTCGCTGCCTGCCACTGGCGAGAGCGGCAAGCTCTACGTGGCACTTGACACAAAAAAGCTGTGGCGGTGGAGCGGCTCTGGGTATGTCGAGATTTCTCCCTCGCCTGGCTCAACGGACAGCGTCACGGAAGGCAGCACAAACCTCTATTTCACGGATGCTCGAGCTCAAGCCGCTCTGTCGTCGGCACTCTCTGGCAAGGCCAGCACCTCGCACACTCACACGGCCAGCCAAATCACTGACTTCGCCAGCGCTGTGTCTGCCGTTGGCGTGACTGTTCCAGTAGCCACGAAGAGCGTTGTTGGCGGCGTGTCTGTTGGTGGCGGCCTTTCTGTCACTGGTGCAGGCGCGTTGTCTGTCGAGGTTGCACCTGGTGCTCCAACAAGCATCACGGACGGCGGCGGCACGCTGTCGTGGACTGCGAGCACGACTGGCACGTCTGCGGCATATGACGTTCAACAGACATACGATAGCGGCGCGACGTACACCACTTTTGTGTCCGGCGTCACTGGCACAAGCACTGGAAACTTTGACTCGTCCAGAAAGTTTCGAGTACGTGCCAAGAACGCCGCCGGGCTCTATGGCCCGTGGGGCTACCAGTCTGGCCTGACGGCCCAGGTGGAAGCAAAGAATCTGACGATCGGCAGCGGTTTCACGACAACCGATGGCACGCTGTCCGTGAGTGCCGGCTCGTCTGGAGTGACCAGCGTGGCGGGCCGCAGTGGTGCCGTGACGCTCACGTCGAGCGACGTTGGCCTGTCCGCCGTCAATAACACCTCGGACGCCTCTAAGCCTGTCTCAACGCTGCAGGCAGCTGCTGACGCAGCTGTCCAGGCTCACGCGATTCAGCGTGCGAACCACACAGGCAGCCAGGCGGCAAGCACGATTAGCGACTTCGCCATTGAGGCTGCCAAGTACGGACCTGTCACGTCTGTAAACGGGCAGACAGGCGCCGTGACTGTCAGCGGCGGCGGAGGCAGCTACACGTTGCCTGTCGCGACAGCCAGCGTTCTTGGTGGTTGCAAGCAGGGATCAAACGTCACCATCGCGGCAGATGGCACTCTGAGCGTTGCAGCACCGACAACGGACGCCAGCGCGTTGACATCTGGCACGCTGCCAGCGGCTCGCCTCCCATCTGCAACATCTAGCACCGCCGGCGCCGTTATCGTGGGCGGTGGCTTGTCTGTGTTGTCTGGCACGATCTCTGCTGATCTTCGCAGCAATACGTCTGGAATCACAGGCGCCGCCGCGATCACGAATATCGTCTCGCTGACTGCGGCCCAATACACGGCACTCGGCACAAAGTCCTCCACGACGCTCTACATAGTCTCGGGGTGAGCCGTGCCGATTTATCTCGGAACAGCAACGCCATCGGACTACAAGCTCGGCAGCAGTGCCGTGAGCAAGATTTACCTTGGCTCAACGCAAGTCTGGCCGGTTGCGTCTAGTGCGTTGCTGACAATTTCACGTGACAACGGATCAGGAGACACGTCCTCATTCTCAGGCAGCGGAACAACAGCTAGCCCGTTCGTGCGTGCAACTGGCGTCTATCTGGACGACGCTAACGGCCTTTCGCACTACACATGGACCGTTGGCGGTTCATGCACAGTATCCGTGAAGTGGGATTTCTCTGACGACGACGACAACGGATACGGCTCGTCAATTTTGAAGAACGGCGTCAGGCAAGCCATCGGGTTCAATGCAAATCAGAGCACAGTCACGACTGGCGTATACAGAACGCAGCTCAACATTACTGGAAGTTTTTCAGCGACAACTGGCGACGTTCTGCGGTTTACGAGCGAGGTGTCTTACTCGCAGTTTTTCTCAAACGTCAGGATCTCCGCAGCATGAGCAGCACCTTACGCACAATCGCCGACAGACTCGCCACGGGGCTGAACTCCGTGACGTGGGCAATACCGTCTACGGTCGTCCAGCGTAGGAATTGGACTGACCTAGACGTTGAGTCAATGACATCGCCTCGGGTGTTCGTAGTGCCAGGCAATGCCGACGTGACTCGCATCAGCCGGCAGATGATGCAGATCGACTACACGGTCACAGTGTTCGTTGGCCGGCACGTTCAGACTGACTCAGACGTTGACGCGATGCTTGACCTGGCGGACAGCGTCATGCTCCAGGTGCGAGCTCACTCTTTTGGCGAGGCAGTCGTCTGGCCCGCAGGGGTGACCAGTCCGCAGACCGTGAGCATTGATCTGAATCCGGACGACGCACTGACTGAGCGAAACGTCTGGCGGGCCGTGATCACGGCGACCTATCGGGTGTTTGAGTCAAACGTGCTGCCGACCGCCTAGGAGGCTGACATGCCGTCGATGCTCTCTGGCATGAGCCGGGCATTCATCCGCCCCGGCATGATCGGTGGCAATCGCCGTGAGATGTCTGCAGACACGCTCGGGCGACTCAAGCTACGGGCGAGCATCAAAGGCAACTTCTTTGATCGCCAGAAGGTGAGCCGGATGATCGGGCGGATGAACGCCGACGTTCTCTCAAAGCTTGGACACAACATCAAGAACGCTGCAAAGGCTGGGATTGGTCGCGGGCAGGGGAAGGTTACTCGTGCCGCCATGAGGCGAGCAGGACGCGGCAAGCCAGTGGAGTTTGTCGGCGGCCTCTACCTTGACATCACGGCCTACGGATCTGGCACGCCTCGTCCCGCAGGCCAGCCGATCAGGTCTTGGGCTCCGAAGAAGTGGTTCTACAACGACATCGTTGACTTCTACGATCCGGCTCGAGGTACGGCTGTGATCGGCACATACAAGACGAAGCCTTGGCTGACGCAGCTGCACCAGTTCGGCGGCGTGGTCAAAGAGACTGCGTGGCGGATCGGAGTCGGTGCTGCCCGCAATGCGTATCTCCGCAGCCGTGGAAACGGCAGGCAGGGCAGAGACGAAAAGGGACGGTTCACGAGCTCGTTGCCGCAGGCCAACCAGTACAAGTACGGTGCTCTGCAATGGGTCACGAACAAGGGCGGCTTCCGCTACAGCAGGAACTGGGACAAGACCACTATCACCAGAATGGCCCGCTATCCTGCCCGCCCGTTCATGGCTGGATCAAAACGAGTTGACGAGGCCGTCCGCAAGGCCAACGAGAAATGGCGGAACATGCTCGGCAGAAACTAGCAACGGCATACCCGGTCTAGTTTCGGCCTTGCTGCCCATACCGTGAGCGAACCAGCCGCACCGCTGGCACTCGCACACAAGGGCAACACATGCCAGAAGTTACTACGACCGTACAGCTCGGCAAGGAAGTGACGATCACGGGCGTTGCAAACGCTCGGTCTGCAACCGTCACCAACTCGTCATCCGACATTGACGTGACCAAGCTGGGCGACACGTCGCGGAAGTTCCGCAAGGCTCTGATTGAGCAGACCATTGAGGTTGAGTGCGTTGACGTTCCAGGCGTGACTGTTGGGAGTTCGTTCACAGTCTCCGGCACGACGACAGGCAACGCATCTTACATCTGCACAAACCTCGGCAAGAGCGAACCGCTCGACGGAATTGTCACCTACACCGTGTCTGGTAGCCGCAGCGCCTAACTCACCTAGCACAGGAACTAAAAACAATGGCGATCACTCTTGGAAAAGACTCGACGGGCGCTCCATTTGGAGCCGGAATCATCTCGGCAACGTTTACGCAGGAATGCGAAACAATCGACATCTCGAACCGCACCAACATCGGCGGCTCGGCAGGTGCTCCAGGCAAGAAGGCTTTCAAGGCGGGCTTTGTGACAAAGACGTGGGAGATTGAGTGCCACGATCCGACCGGGCTGATCACAAGTCTTGAGGCCGCAGGAACCAGCGGTTCCTTCTCTGTCATGAGCGTGACGGAGAACATCAGCGTTGACGGTGCCGTGACATACAACGTGACCGCCAAGGAGTTCTGATGGCGATCACGCTGGGGAAGGATTGCACGATCTCAATCGGTGGGACTGTTTCGGGCGTTCGCAACGTGACGCTGACAGAGACGGCTCGCACTATTGACATCAATCCTTTCGGCAGCAGGGAAGCCTCGGTTTATCAGACTGGCTACGACTGCTCTGTGTCTGTCGAGCTCAACGACTCGGCCGCGCTCGGCAATGCGTTCTCAAATATGCACAACGGAACGCCTGTGCAAGTATCTGGTGGTGCCGGCAGTTTCAGCTTCCTCGCGGTGATCACTGGCATCTCGGAAAGCGACCCGATCGACGGCGTGGCGACGTTCACGATTGACGGAAAGATGACTGATCGGTCTTTGACGAGAGGTGGTGCCTGATGCGTGAGTTTCGTGATGACCAGGGCAGGCCGTGGCAGGTGGCGTTGACAGTCGCGTCGGCGCTGCGTGTCCGCGACAACGTCACGGTTGACGTAGTGGACGAGCAGACTGGCGACCGGAAGGCTGTGCCGTTTGACCTGGTGGATGCTGCGAACATCTCGCAGACGTTCCAGGTGCTCCGCAGCCAGTACGCCAAGATCGGAGAGATTCTCTACGCACTGCTCACGAAGCAGGTGGAGACGAAAGGACTGAGCAAGGAAGACTTCCTTGACGGCCTGCGTGGCGATTCTCTGGACGCTGCAACCAAGGCCCTTGAGCAGGAGCTTGTCGATTTTT